CAACTCTTGCCCAGTCGTATTTCAGGGTAACTGACATCTCAGAGAGATCATCGCCACCGTACTCCAAATCACCATACTTAACTTCAGTCATAAATGAGTTCCAAAGTGTCCATTGTTCAAGCGGTTTACCTTCGGCATCAATCTGAGTAATAATGACTGTTCCAAGGGCACCTGCAGCTTTTGCTTTAGACATAGTTGTAAGTGAATTAGTGTCAGCGGGTGGAGAATAACCTGATGATACCACAATATCGGAAAGAGTTGCAGTCATATCTGGATCAACAGGATCAACTAGAGTAACTGAAACGTCTTGCCACGTGACTGAACCGGGATAGTAGAAGGTATGGTTCAGGTACTTGTGTTCAGCCGCTGCAATCTGAAAAGATGGCTTTGTGACTGTCTTCGCGTACCACAGGACGGCACCGCCGATGGCTGCTGCAACACCCTGAAACTCTACTGTAAATCTAAATTTTCTCTTTGGATCGTTGAGGGTTACGTCCTCACCGAAATTTGTTGACCAGAATGGCATAGTTAATTACTCCTGTTGATATTCTACTTTAAATAGTGTTGTGGGGGAGTTTTCCCCCAACTTTAGTTTTAGTCATCGAATGACGCACCAGTTGATGCGACCACGAAGTCGATGGCAATGTACTCGATAGCACGTGCTGGCTTAATCATGATCTTGGCATACATGATGTTCTGATCGATTAAGTCCGGGGTTGTTGTACTCTCATCGAGAATCAGCTTGTAATCGGTGATACCAAACTGAACCTTAACATTCGCGAGGAATGGCTCGATAAGTGTCTTGAATCGGTTCCAAGTCGCTTGAACATTCTGTTCGAAGAGAACTTGAGTCGATAGGACCGAAATCTGCTTCTTCAAGTAGATGACTAGTCGTCTGACATTGATTCTGTCGAGGGCCGAGGCTCTCTCTTGGAGGGTCTTCTGTCCGAATACTACGATTCCGCTAGATGGGAACGAAGCGATTGGGTTAATTCTAGCCTCATAGAGAGTGTCACGATCCTTAGATGTTAATCTCTCGGTGATTCCAGTAACTGGGATACCCGCAGCGCCATCGGAAAGTCCACCGCGATTGAATCCAGCAGGAGCGAACCAAACATCTGACTTAGCCTGTGAGCTTGCCAGAACACCAGCCATTGCGACAGATGGTGGAATCCAAAGCATGCGACCAGTTTGGTCATCTCTTGTTTGAACCCATGGATAGAATGTTGCACCGTAAGATGAATCAATCTGTCTGTCTCTAAGGTTGTTAGCTGCTGATACCGCGCCTGGTCCAATTCTGGCAGATTTGCTACCGTTGTATTCTTCGTGTGCTGGGGTGTACACGCTGCTGAGGTCAATCAATGCCATGGCATCTGCTCTCTCTTCGCACACATTAATCATATGACCAGTGAGCGCATCAAAAGTAAGTCCTGGTGCAAGCATCATGTTAATATCTAATGCTTCAGGATCTGCGACAGTGTCAACTGCTCGTTTCCAGGTGTTATAGATATAACTGTTAAGCTCTGTTGAGGTGCCATCGGTCATACCAGCATTGTAGAGTGGATCTGGGTTATGAATGTCGAATCCATCAAATCCGCCCCAGAATGGTGCCGTGAATCTGTTGTAGTCCTTATTAAGAAGGTCTGTGTACGAAGCACTTGTAACACTTGAGCCGGCTTTGCGCGAGCCAGAACAATAATAGTATGCATTAGTCGTGCCAGTGGCCTTTTTCACATCATCCAAAGTAAAGATATATGAGAATCCGTCTACACCAGCAATACCGCCTGCAGATGGATCATCAGCCAAGCTGCCATATAAGAGCCTGTGCATATCTGCAACACTTGGGTCTGGAATAGTGGAATCTGGAGACCTTGTAGTCTGGAATCCGAAGTACGCGTTTGTCTGGTCGGATAACCCGCCATCAGATGCGGAGTGGCGCAATCTGTTGATTGGGAAAGCAAACGAGCCAGACATCTTACCTGCGTATTCTGGCTTAAGAAGAGACGAGGTAAGGTTCGATTGAAGACTTCCGCCTCCATCGTTTGAACCGGACATTGCTCCACCAAAGCAACGGCCCCTACCCGAGCCTGTGATAAAGCCACCGGTGCTTTTTCCACGCCACATATTAATATCAGAAAACTTAGGAGGACCATAGTAGCCGAAGGGAAGAAGTGTCTCAAGACCGCTTGCTCCGCCATCGACTGCCTGATCCATCTCAACATATACGAATTTAGACAGGTTGTCGTATTCTCCATATGTCTTAAGAATTCTATTTGTTGAATCCCACTCAGCATACTTGTCGCCGATACGACGGGCGATATAATCTGGAGATGCTGGGTTGAGGTTAACTCCATCAAAGCGCTCAAGAACTTGAATTTTGCTATCAGTATCGTTGAGGGCGCGTAGTACAACCGAGAAGCTTCCGTATGGGTTTAACTTTGTGTTAGATTGGCGAACTTTTTCGATGGAGACTTTTGCATTTCTCTGTAACCACTCCCCGTGGCCTCGACCTTTAAGTCTGAAGAGCTTCTGTAGACCTGTTGCGACAAAGCTAGCTGGGGTGCCTAAGTGCTGACCAACGAACCAGCCGGCTTTAGCCTCTGGTCTGCTTGCAACACCTTGCATGTTGTGGGGTCCGGTGGAGACATCAGATTCAAGTGCGATTGGCAGCATAACTCCAAAGGCTGGCTGACCAACAAATGTTGACCCTGTGCCAACAAGGCTTCTTCCGGACTCACCAGCGATAACAGAGTTCTTAGAATATCTGGTGCGCATGTTTTGTTCATATGACTCGCCAAGCCAGTAGTGCTTATGCGATCCAGATGGGTAAAATGTTCCGGCAGTCGTAGTAAGCTGCGGATTAGTGTTGAATACCTTGCGAATGAAAGTGTCTTGTGTGTCGTCAAATCCAAATGTGATCTTCTCTGACACACCACCGGATCCGGTAGCAACTACAGTAAACAGGTTATTGCTATCTGTTTCAATAATCGCGCCCAAGGATGCAGTGTTGGGGATATCTGAGCTGTCGCCTTTTGGCTTCATAGCCCCAGCAAGTGTTCCAGAGAGAAGCAGGGTTCCTGCGGTCTCACCGTACCAAACGGCGGCAAGTGATCCTGTTCCAAGCTCACCAGATCTGCCTAAAGCAGAGCCTGATTGGAATACCCACAGTCCGACGGCGCCACCGGCAGTGGCTAAAGACACTCCGCCGGCGTTTACGGCAGTTTTCCAGCCGTTTTCACCTCCTGAAGTCTTATTGGCGTTCTGTTCTCCGAGCAGGCGCACAAAAGTGAGGGGTGCGACGTTCGCATTCATGAACGCTTTTGCTGCGTATGTTCCGTACATCGGAGACTGGTAGTTACCGTCTCTGTAGATATCACCGCCGCCGTTTCCGGGAACGGTATCGCCGAACATTTCCACAAACTGTGAATATGACTCAACCTTTACGGGAGTCATCGCTAGACCACGGGTAGCACGTCCAATGACGACTGGCCCTATTGCATTTGCTGACTTAGGAATGAACGAGTTGTCGATCTCGTTGATAAACACTCCGGGAGATACAAACTTAAAACTTTTAACTGACATATTATTGCCCCTCTTTAGAATAATCTTTGGATTGATGTCTCAATCATAATTTAAATAGTATTTTGCTTGTCGAAAGGATACACTAGTTTTAATAAAAACGCTTTTCAGTTCCTGAAGTGTCTAATCTTCCCACAAATTAAAGTTACCAGGAGGTACTGTGGACTCACTTGGGAACTGATACTCTACAACGTTCTCATCTATTCTCGCAATTGGGGTGTCAGGATTGTCTCCATCTCCCACCAAATATCCCAAGACATTAATGGTGATTTCCGTGCTGTATAATCTTGAATCTTCGCCCATTGATGCGGCGTTATTCGTTTGACTGAAGCCTTGTTGTACAAAGCCCTCGTATACGTGGCCCTTCCTCTTCATAGTGAATGCGTTTATCTGTCCTGTACGAGTGATGAACGGTGTTGTTAGCTGGTTGATCTGTTGCTGATACTCGGTCTTAATACTAATCTTATATTCGATATCCACATAAATTGGAATCGGAATCGACACAGTTTGTATGACCACTTTAGTGTTTCTCCTTGGAGAATACTTCTGTTTAGTGGTGCCGGCATTGGTTCTTGTTCCTGAAGCTGCTGCAAAGTTTCTGGTCTTGTCTTGTACAATTCTTTTTGCTATTACTATTCTTCCGGGACGTCCGTTCTTTTCTACCGAATAGAGGTGCGCTTGGAACGAACCTTTCTTGGCCGGATCTTTAACTATATTAGTTCTCTCGATACTGATTAAGGGAAGCTTTAGGGCGCCGGCGTCATCGCGGAGGTCTTTGGAGTTCTTGACTTGAAAAGCCCTTTCAGGAGCTTGCCATAAAACCGGTACGTTTACATACCCCTCGTTCGTTTGGGCTGACAAGTTTAAGTCTTCTTTCAGCCATGACACAATCGCATAATCGATATCCTCGATTGTGGACGATAGCATGCCAACTTCTTTTAAAGTGAACTCTCCCTCACCTTCTGGTATCATAGCGAAATCAAAGTTATCAGGTAGCATCGAATAGTCCCTTTCTTGCTCTGCGGCATCTTGCAGTTAGTTCAAAGTCGTGTTCAACTTGTCCAAAGAGCTTTTTCTCCTCGGAAAGTTTAACGATCTCGTAATAATAAGAGCCGTATAAAACAAAGTCGCCTTCTCTTACATAGAGATCCTGATCTTCTTCCAGCCTTCTATTATGAAAATGTATATTAATCTCCCAAGTTTTATCGATACCAGCGCCGTCCATATAGTCCGTTGAAAAATCAGTATACTCAACGAGTGCGTATACACGGATTGGGGGAAGGAATGTTTTCTCTATTGCCTCACCATATAAATCATGGAAATCCGTCCTATCCATATCAATAGGATAATAGAGAACTTGTTGGCCTATTACCTTTTCAATAAGTTCATCGTTAACTTGTTTGACTAGGTTCCGCTCTTTCTCACCTAAGAATAACGGAGGTGGTGGAGCCTTCGGTTTTTTCCATTCATTTGACATCTAAAGCTACCCCACAAAAATTGGCAATGGAGTAATTTTAAGTACGTTTGACGCTGCATCGCTGATTTCTTGATCTTGTTTCGCAAGCGCTGGGTATTCCATCTCTTTGATCATTTCGACCAACTTATCTCTTAGCTGTTGCTGTTCATCTTTCGCCTGTGATAGAAGTTCAGCATGGTTTAAGGTGACACTCTCGCCAGGAATCGGCATAGTGGTAAATTTACCTCGGATTTGCCCAAGCATCTCTTTACAAAGTGCCAGAGCATACTTTCTAATCCATTGTTTACCCATTGAGTTAATGTTCTTAAACGGAAGATTGTTGAAAGGAAGTGTATTGACATTATTCACACCCCTAATGGCGGATTTTGGATCGTCATTATCGTCATAGGCGCCCATGTCTACATAAAACCTAACCCATATACGATCAGCTTCAACTAAGCCCCAATAGCTGGGTGTCGGATATAATCTTAATTTGTTGTTGATTATTTCATACGAATAATGGGAAGTTCTTGTGTAGATTGAGTCCTCATACATAACCGCTTGCATCTTGTTTTGCCACG